GTAAGTGTATCACGGGCGCGCTAATTAAACGAACTGATTCTCGAGCGTCCTTACGGACATCCGATTTAAATCCATCAGCTTCTTTACTATCTTGATTCTAGGCACATGCGTTCGAAACCTGGCTGCACGAACCTTATATCTCCGCTTCTCGTCTTCCGTCACAACAACACGAACCTTCTGTAATGGATAGCCAGCCGCACACCGTAACATAATGATTTGACTAACATACAACGCGATTGCATCGACTTCCGTTTTAGTTAGCTGATGGGGGTAACGTAAATAAGTATCGATCATATGTTGGGTAGCCACGTCTAAGGACATTGTAAATTCATCGCCTGCAATTCCTTTCTTTAACAGCTTAAGAGCGTCAAACCGAACCCTCTCCGAAGTAAGATATTCCGATAACTCCTCAGCGACACGTTGCTCAATGTTCATTAAGGTAAAAACTGTAGTCAAATCTGAAGCTGTGTGACTAGTCCCTAATTGATCAAGTACATTCAGAACTGTATTTGCGGTGATGAACCCACGCATTACAACATCTTTCCTTAGAATGACATCAATACGATCTATGTATGATGTACGTAGCCTTGTGCTAGCCCTTGGCCCTATTTTCATTTTTTGTATGTAAAACTGCGGTGACAAATTTTGATCTGGAAATGTGTGATTAACTTCTTCTATCTTCTCTTCAAAATAAACATCGAACATCTTCGCGTATGCAGTGGAAATAACACCTGGTTCTTCACGTAACTTCAAACTAACACCTTGTCCTTTCCATTTATTTAAGTCCTTCTGAAATTCCAGCTCATACCCCGCCGCGAGTAATCCACGTGCGGTTGATTCTTTCAATAATGCGCTATGCATCATAGTCCGAGATAATCGCCCTGGTGAAAAGTCACCTAACGGCAGCAGTTCAACCGCATCCATTATTTCAGGGTTTTGCAAAGCGACCTGCACAGCTGGTCTCGCCATCTTACCGAAAAAACTCATCTTCGTCTCCGCATATACACCACGTTTATCCCCTGCCGTCTCATTCCATAACGGTGGTAACTTATTAACAACTTTATGTATGGGTCGCATCAGCTCATCCAATCTAGACATCATCATCGAATCAATAAATATTTCCTCTGTCATAACAATATTAATCGCAGCTGGGTGTGCACCAAATCCGTTCCATGCTATCGGGACAAATAGAGATAAAGGATTCCTAATCTGCACCAAAGTGTATCCATCCTCATCATTCGAATCAAACCTACGATCTCTATATATACCATCATGTAGTATAGTGCGTTTTAGTTTCCACGCTCCTACAAACGCGGACTTTAACATCAAGATCAATACTGCCAAATCATGGGAAAATCCACGGCTCACTTTTGTAACCATGGTCTGTACTTGAGAGCGAACGTATCCCTGAACATCTTCTATATCCTTCCGCCTCTCCGAGGATACTATCATCATACGGTCTTGAGGTATGTAAATCCCCTGTTTCGCGTGTGTTTGCGTTTTTTCTACCGAAAAGGGTGCAATTAGGGTTTTTGACGATGAAGCTTCGTGACCACATTTCTCTACTACATCAAAAATAGTCTTGTATGCATGATCGATCTTTTTCAAATCACGCGTATGCAGCTGAGCGTAAAATAGCGTATCATCACCCACGTATTGTTCAGATAGAAATACGATTTCTTGACCAACTTCTTTTTTAACATATTCTTGAATCAACCCCCCTATTGCCATATTATGCATCGAGTTCGCAATTAAAGTCGAATTCTCGCCGGATAAATGCGTATCTATCATGGCTAAATCGCTCCCATCTGTCGCGGCCACGAGCATATCGAAACCACTTTCTACTGCAATTCTGTCCGCTACTTCCGTTGAACTGACCGGTTTAACACCCATTGGAACCTTAAAATCACCACTCATACGTTCTTCCTCTGAGAGCTTCATGTATCTGTCAGCTGTCGTTTTATAAATGCGTCGTTTCCCATTCCATAAAGTTTTCGCCACACGTCCTTCCCCATATCCAAAATCGATGATTTCATCCAGAGTGTACCCCTCGTAACGTAAATGTTTGTACGGCTCCATCGCTTTCCGGATTCCCTCCAACATACCTTTCCTGAAATTATATCTCGTTAAATGGGTATCGTATTCACTGTAATCAATCGCAATTGTTAATATGTCCGGATCAGCTGAGTTCCGAAATGTATCCGCTGCATCCATTACGCGCGACCCAGTTGCTTCTAAATCTCCAACAATAATTTTCCCACCTATCTTTCTCGTGTCGGGTGAAGTGGAACCTCCCACCCTCGCAAAATATTCATTCAACGGTAAAGTAACCAAAAGTTGAGGCACCAGTACCGATAAGTTAATTGAAAAAATGGTTCTTGTAGACTTAATCGGAACATCCCTAGAACCCTTTGTTTGGTATAACTCTTTCGTATTATATTTCTTCTTTAATTCCGCTTCGGTGAAAACTTCGTGACCTTTTGTGAAGATAACCAACGCTTTGATTCGTGATAGAATTTCAACCATTTCTTTCTTAGCTGAATTTGGGCCAAACCTTTTCTTGACTAAAATTTTCGTTGAAGATCCTGAGCTTGTATTTCGCGCTAGCCTCAGCATTGATGTATACAGATCCTCCGGCATTACTATCTCTTCTTTATGATCCTTTGCTTCTTTATAAGCTATAACAAAACTCTCGCGTGTACAATCAGATACCGCTTCAATTAAGTTGTCTGGCGTAGGCTTCTTTTGTGCTGCGAAATCTGTTCCCACATTTTTAACCCACGCACGTCCATACCCAGTAATCGTCTGGATACTCAGCAAGAACGAAGCTAACATAACATGTGTTGCTTTAAATGGTAAGAAAGGTGTTTCATAGACCGCATGCAACATCTTCTGAAATATCGGTAGCTCTTTTGAATGCGCACCTAGTTTTTGAGAGTACTCAATTGTTTCTCGAACTTTATCCTCATTAAGCTTACGACTTGTTTTATAAAAATCGGCCTTAAAAATTGGTGTATACGTGTTTTTCACAGTTCGAAAATTCTTGTAATAAACATCTTTCGCATTTCGATCATCCCCTCCATCCGATGATAAAACGACTATAGGGTTAGCTGCAACTCCCCAAGATTTGACAAACCACGAATAAGGTGACCTTAACATGTTATTTATCTTTTTAGGATGAGGTAAACATATGATGAAAAACTCGCGTAACAACGCAATTGGATCAATCTGTGTTTCACCGAACTCGAGCGCACTCACGCCCTCTTCTTCCATACGCATCAACATATTGAATTCAAGAATAGATTCCATACAGCACATTTCAAATATAAGGGGCGCTGTACACATTCCCTGTGAATCTTCTATTCGCGATAGATCTCTGAACCCTTGGTGAAATGGCTCACCGAATCGCTCCACATATTCTCTCATCACGGTTAGTCCTAGTGGCTCATGCCGTCTTAAATTCGACAACTCAACTAGAAATGAACACCACACTTTAACCGGTAAATCCCCATATATTTGCATCTCGTTTTTTGCTCTAAACTCGATAAACTTAAATACGCCTGATAGGTCATTCTTGTCAATGTGATAGTGTCTCAAAAACTCTTCTTCTGGCTCCAACTCTAGTATCGGCAACACTGAATCACACAGTATTTTGAACGCCTCACTTTGCTTTGTGCATCCACCAAGAATATCATGCCAACTCGCATCTGATAAAACGGGTAACCCATATAGCACCTCATTTCCTTTCTTTATAGCCATCTTAATCTCATCACCACTCCTAGAATATGTAACACCATGCTTCATTCGTATTTTTCGTATGTTGTCAGAAAACTTATAAAATTGAAAAACGCCATCATCATCATTAACCGCTAATCTTGGATATAATCTTGCAATTGTTCGTCTTATTAGATCTGCGCCTTGCACAGTTATTACGACCATTGTGATTTTAC